ATTTTTATACAGACCTTACTCCTGAATTTCAAGAGTTCCATTATTCTGTTAAATCCGGACCTCTAGGATCTGCAGTTTGTTCATCAGTTGGTGAGATAAATATCCTTGAGGATGAACTATATGAAAATATAGCCATTCTTGGAGGAGATCTTCTCAGACAAAAGATGAATAACTGTAAATCCTTATTCTCGCAAATTCCTTATCAATTACTTGATCAAACATATGTAAAATATCCAAAAGACTTTGATAATTCAAAGAATAATGAATATTTACGTAAGATTTGTCTTGTAAGAGATCCAGAAATGAAACTTAGGCCTATTGCAATATTTGATTATTGGTCACAGGCAAGTTTGAAAAATCTTCATGATCGAAGTTTCGATGCATTAAGAAATTTCTCACAAGATTGTACTTTTAATCATAATCACGCAAAACCGTCTGATAACAATTTCTGTTTCGACCTAACAGCAGCAACTGACAGATTTCCACTGAAAGTTCAAGTGGAATTCTTAAGTTCTGTTATTGGGCCTGAAAAGGCAAATGCTTGAAGAGAGGTTATGGTCTCAACAAAGTTTAAGACTCCAGATGGAAAATCTATCTCTTACGAGACAGGTCAACCAATGGGAGCTTATTCTTCATGAGCCATATTCTCTATATGTCATCATCTAGTAGTACAACTTTGTGCTAAGGAATGTAATATCTCCTTACCATTTAGGGAATACTATTTACTTGGTGACGATATAGTTATCCAGAATTCGCAAGTAGCATCTGTTTATTTAAGGAAACTTCAAAGCCTTGGTGTAGAAATATCTGAGGAAAAGACCATAAAAAGTAAAAACTTTATGGAATTTGCCAAAAGACATTGATACAATGGGATAGAGGTAACTCCATTCCATGTTGGTGCTGTTATTGATACCTATAAATCTTGAATAAGATTATATAGTTATTGAAATAACATGTCAACTCAAGGTTGAGAACTTCCGAACAATAGGATAGATGACACAAAGCAGCTTCTAATAATGCTTGGTGACCATAAGGCTTATGCCAAACGGAAATCACGCAATATCAGATGCCTACAATTGTTAACTGCAGGATTAAAATGTTATCCTCATGGAAACCATTATTTTAATGATTTACTTGATATAGCAGATTTCTCCTTTAGTTGTAATCATAAACACTCAATTGCTCAAGAATGAATTCTTGAGGTAATTGGTAGTTTAAAATTACAGACAATTATAAATGCTTTGATTGACGAAGTGAAGAATATTAATACAGAAGTTAATACTTTTGTAAAATTTCTTTCTTCTCACGCTTGTGTGTCACAAGATGACATAGGCAATATCCCCGCTATTGATGTTCTTATCAAAAGATCAAAAGATCTAATGGAAGAAACTCAAGGAGCAGGAGAACTTGCTGAGGAAGGATTCATAAACCTTGCTCGGAAAGAGTTTGTTTTACTTCCCAACCCCACGAGAGTAATCTCGCTACGGCCAGTGGACGTGACTCAGACGTTGCCCGTAAGAACTTTTATCAACCGACTTTTTCAATTCCTTAGGAAAGAAAAGAAGGAGATCGAAGATGCATACAAATAAGTAATGCAACCTCGTTTAAAGCTCGTCTTAGATATCGGTATTCCTACCGATGGTC